TACCATCAATATACTCATCATAGAAATAAGAAAGTCCATTGAACACAAAGGATCTATGGACTTCTTTATTATTTAAGAATACATCCGGATAACCTGATACTACTATCAGGTCTGATTCCGGATATTTTTTTTTGATTGCTGTACATACTGCAGTGGCCATGATACACTTACCTAGACCACCGTTAATTTGAAAAATAATATTCATTGGTTCCTGTTTTGATTACAAGAACAAATATAATATATTTTTTTTATTCTGCAACAACTTCTGGTTCAGGAGCTACATATGCTTCAACTTCAGCAACTAAAGCTGCAATAGCTTCAACATCTAATTCAGCATACTCAGTTCTCCAACCTTTTGCTTCTGGTGCTTTTGGTTGCCAATCAGCAAACATATCATGGAAGATATTGATTGCATGATACTCTTCTGTTGCTGTGTTTCCTTCTGGTTTGAAAGAATATACATTGTTTACTACAGCAGCCAAAGTAGTTAAAGCTGTAGAAGGAACTTTCTTGTTAGAATCTGTTCCAATTAATTGAGTCTCTCCGTACCCAAAGATGTGTAATGTTGACCAAGTTGCCATTTTTGTTTTATTTTAAGTTATTATTTAAAGTTACTAATTATTATGGTACCATTTTTAAAGTACACGTTGTATTATCAAACCAAACTGATTTTGTAGGAAGTCCTGCATTAGATGTTGGTATACTCATAATGTTTAAGTTATTCACAAATGTAGTACACGTTCTGGTTGCCGTAATGTTAGAACCTACAATCATTGAACATGCAAATGTTGATGTGTTATTACAAACACCCCCTAAAATAGCAGAACTATAAGCACTTGCTATATTTCTTTTACCACCTCCTACTGTTGAATAACAATTACTGGCAGTATTACAATATCCACCACTTACTGTTGAATAATTAGAACTTGCAGTATTAGCATATCCTCCTCCAATTGTTGAATAATAATTACTTGCATTATTCTGACCACCACCACTAATTGTTGAATAATTACAACTTGCAATATTATTAGCACCACCACTTACTATTGAATAAATACAACTTGCCGTATTCTGACCACCACCACTAACTGTTGATCTTTGACCACTTGCAGTATTATTTCTACCACCACTAATTGTTGAGTTATAACCACTTGCTGTATTACATATACCTCCGCTTACTATTGAGTAACAAGCACTTGCAGTATTAAATTTACCTCCACTTATTGTTGACCACTGATTACTTGCAATATTTCTATATCCTCCACTTACTGTTGAATAATAACCACTTGATGTATTATTTCTACCACCACTTACTGTTGAATAAACACCACTTGCCGTATTACATAAACCACCGCCAATTGTTGAATTATTAGTACTTGCAATATTTCTATATCCTCCACTTATTGTTGAAGAAAAACCACTTGCAGTATTACCACAACCACCACCTACTGTTGAATAAATACAACTTGCAATATTAGATTTACCTCCACTTACTGTTGAATAAACAGAACTTGCAGTATTATTTACACCACCACTTACTGTTGACATAACACCACTTGCAGTATTATTATAACCCCCACTAACTGTTGAAAAATCACTACAATTACTTGCTGTATTTGCTCTACCTCCACTTACTGTTGAATTACTACCACTTGCAATATTACTATTACCACATCTTACTGTAGAACAACATCCTGTTCCTAAAACCATAATTCCTGTAGGAACACAAGTAATTACTTGATTGATTAGATCACAAGCTAGAATAGCTGTTGGTTGATAACAACCTGTATATCTTGGATCTCTAGTACCTAAAGGTAAAAGATCCGAATCATTAGTTATTGTTTTAATCTTTCTTGTAGCAATAAGATTAAAAAAGTTTGTAATATTGTTTAACATAAGTTATAGTGTTGATATTATAATATACTAAAAAATATCTAAAGCAACAAACTATTTTTTATAGAAGTGCTGCTAATTGATCTCCTGTAGTGGCAACTGTTGATGTATTCTTAACTCTTTCTCCTATGCTTCCTGTAGTGGTTAATGTTGATGTTTGAACATTCCACACATCAGATGGTGTTAATGTTGCTGTACCAACTGTATTATCTACAGGCACTCCATAGGCAACAGATGCCGGAGCTGGTATGTATGCCGTTCCTGTCTTTGCTCCACTTTGATATGTTACACCATTACGGACATCTGTAACTGCTGGAATCTGACCTGCAATATCTGCAGGATCAGATAAAGTTCTTGTTGCTCCTCCTGTTGTTTGCCCTTTATAAAAAGCACCTGATGCAGTTGATAGCCTAACATATCCAGAAATAGGTACTTGTCCAAAGTTTCCTTGTTCAATTTCTTTGACAGTAACTATTGGTAATTTTGAATTACTTACTAATGCTGCTAAACAATTATCAGGACTAATTGCTTTTGTTAAATTAACTGTTAGTGTTGCATTAGCTGTATTATTTACAATTGCATTATTAAGAGCAGAACTTGTAGCAACTCCGTTAAAGTTTACTATTGAAGATAGTAATCCACCTATTGCGCAACCAGTTCCACTTTGAGCAGTTATATTTCCGTTTAACGTAAAGGTGCAATTTCCACCATTAAAATTTAGTCCAGCTAAAGTATTGGTACTTGAACCTAAAATATTACCAGTAACGGTAACAATTGTTGTTGAACAATTTATTAGTTCTAAACCAAAACTTGTACCTCCTACAATTGTGTTTGCTATAACTGTTGTAGATCCATTAATTCCAAGAAATCTTAATGTGGCTGCAGTTCCTCCATTAGTAATATTATCACATACATAAGTAAAAGGTGCTGATCCTAAAAATTGACCTCCTGCTGTTACACCAGTTGTTGCACCATTACGCAATGATATAACATTTATGTTCTGGTTGATAGTGACATTGAAGTTATTTGTATACACATCATCTGCAGAAGTGGGAAGGGTTCCTCCATTCCATGTTGCTGTACTGGACCAGTTACCAGTGGCCACTGCATATTTAATAGCCATGACTAATAATTTTTATCATCAATAAAAGTTTGAAGTGTTTGCATTACTCCAACTACAGCTTTTTCTACAGCAGGATCAATCTCTGCAACTTCAAAAATATCTAGTTCTGCCATTATTTTAGAGTAGTCAGGTTGCATAATAATCTGATCACCCTGCATTCTATATGGTGTAAATCTTAGAGCAATTGAAGCTCCCTTAGGTGCATCAAATGGTGCAATTGTTAAATTACATAAATAGTATGGATATTCTATACCATCAACTATCAAAGGATTTTTACTTACTAGTTTCATCTTTTTATTTTATACGTAAATATGTGTGTATCTACCTGTCCAATTTACATTTGTTGCTACTTGAGATATTGCACTACCATTACTGGCAATAGTTAATCTGGTGATTGTCCATACATTTGCTGAGTCTAAACTTCCATTAGGTGCAATACCTAAGTAGTCATAGACATTAAAGTCATGTCTTCTCTCAAAAGTTGTAGCAACAACCTTTGGTTTACCATTCTTATCAGTAATCTCTAGACCCTGACCAAATACATTTCCACTTGAGTCTACTACTTGCATTAGTATATTATTCCGTATGCATAATAAGTTGTTCCGGCTATATTAGAGAATACTGTTATAGTATCTCCAGGATTTAGTGCATATGTAAGATTATCTGTTAAAGTATCACCAGCTGATAAACTTAAATCATATATAGTAGTTGTAGTACTAGTTGATGATTCATACTTTTCTAACTTAAGATCATATGCTGCAGGATTATTAAACCGCATAGTAAAAATTTTTGATAATAATACTCCACCAGTAGTACCTATAAATAACACAGTACCTGTTATTGCAACATCTCCTTGTTTACTAAACTCTGCCATACATTAATATAGTAAAAATTTTTGACATAAAAAAATCCCCGAACAATCTCCGGGGACTTAACAGTTGCCTTGTTGAATATAATGGAGTTATAGAATTAGGCAACCATGTATCCTACAAAGAACATAATACTTAGCATTAGTGCTATAGCCAGATTACTTAATTGCCTTGCTCCCTTATCTTCTTCCCATACATGATAGGTATGATTGTAATAAGGTCTAGTCAGATCAATAGAAGCTCTCCATAAAAATGCTACAAACATTAGCACTAGAATTAGTAGTATGGTCTTTATCAGTATCATAGTGAATCAATTCTTCTTTGTAAATATACTAAAGCTTTTTGTAAATCCTCTTTTTCTTTAGATTTATTTTTCTTCCCGGCTCTTGCTAGATACTTAATTACATTACCAAGATAGAAATCTTTATCTAGTCCCCAGGCATCCAGCACTTTAAATACCTCATAGGCACTATTTTTACCACCATAGTATGTTGGTCTAGGTCCTTCAGATAGATCTACAATTCTTTCTTTATAATTATCACAGAGTTTACCTGTGATTTCAGGATTAACTAAAGGTTTGTGTGCAGGATAAGGTACACTGGTTGTTGTAGTGTAGTTTCCTCTCCAATCTTCATCTGTGATATTTACCATGACTTACCAGATTATAACAACATCACCCTCATTATCAATACGCTCAACTATTTCTAAGTTAAGTGCACTTGTTCTGATATAGACTTTGTCTCCAACAGCTACTTCTTCTACTTTATCACCTACTGCAAATACAGTTAGTTTGTTCCACATCTTTACAGCTTCTGCCATAATTGCTTCTTCATCCTTTGCACTTAACTGGATTGATGACTCTTTTCTTTTAGGAATATCCAATAGGATAGTTCTTCCTCTTAAACTCTTAAACTGTTTACTCATTTTTTTTAAATTACATTGTTATTACTTTCACTACTGCCATTTGTGCATTGACTATTTCTCCCACTGCATGATCAAACAACAAACTCTTTGGTGCACTCTTAGTATCTTCGGTATATCTACGTTTTAGAATCTCTGCTATTTGTGCAGCTAGTTCTTTTACTTTACGTACATCTTCATCTTTGTCTAGATTCTCCGGATCTATTCCTGCAATTAGTTCCCCAAAATGTGGGATTCTTGTTTCTTTAAATGCTACTTCTTGTTCCATATATTTATCAAATTTAATTCTTGCTTCTAAATTAGTTTTAGATTCTGTTGTTATTTTGTTCCATATTTTCAACTGTTGAGTTGTCATATCACAGTCTCGTATGTAAGATCAAAGATGTCTTCTTTACAAGGATAGAATTCTCCCTTAACTCCTTTGATAATAAAATCTCCTACTGATGCTGACATGTCTCCTTCTAAAGTAGATACTATAAGATCTTTTGATTTACCACTTGATGTTATATAACAAGTACTACAAAAGTTTAAGATCTCTATATTGTTTTCACCTGTCCATTGGACTGCTTGAATAACAACTGGTTTCTTTCTATAGAATGTCATGACTGTTGGTTTGTACAAATATAAAAAAATATTTTAAATAAAAAAGCCCGGGCTTTCAACTCCGGACTTTTCTAGTTTTTAACCTTTAAACTTTTACTATGAACACAACAAATATATAACAATATTTTATTATCTACCCTGTGCTCTGTAACTTTTTTTGTAGTTCTTGCTTTTTTTCAACTTGCTAGTCTTTGCTTTAGCATGAACACCCGGACGGGAAACCTTTACTCCGGTTAACTTTGTGATACCTTCTTTAATCTTTGCCATGGTTATAAATTTAGATAATATAATATACAAAATTTCTGGCAATAAAAAAACCCCGGCTGGTTACCAGGGTTTCATGCGCTAAATAAACTCTTGTCCTCGTTTGGACTGTCACAAATATACAAAAAATTGTGACAAAAAAAACCCCTAGCAGTAATTCTTGATCAGAGAAGCTTTCTAGGGGGTGTTATTAGTTATAAGGCTGATCAGTTATGACACGTCTGTCAGATGCTGAAGCAGATTCTCTTTCCCAATAACAAGAAGACCAGATCTAGTGAGCAGATCTTACGGTATGCTTACCTGGTACTTGGGCCTATGTCTATCTCAACACAGGGGAGTTCATAGCAAATATACAATATAATGTGATTCTGACATAATATAATGTGCATAATGTCCGTCATAAGGAGCAAAAACACATTATAATGTGCATTTTAACGGACATTATGTAAGGTTATAACCTTAAGTTATTCATTGTCATAGAACATTCTTTCTGAATCTTCTGTCTGCCACTTCTCAAATCCCTCACAGTTATAGTAGTCTTTGTTTACCATATAGTCAGGTTTCTCTGGGAATGGTTTAGTTACAAAGCTAGGCTCAGACCATTTGATTCTATTGTTTGGTTGTAGAGCTATCTGTCCGTTATCTAGTAAAATGATATGATGAGACTTGTGCTCTAGTGGATCTTCTGCTAGAGATAGATCTGTGTTAATATCACCAGCTCCCCAGTTGATGGTACCATAATAACTACCCGGGTAGAACTTGTGATCTTTCATGTACACTTCTACTCTGGTATCATACAGATAAGATAGATGAAGAAGAGTAAAGTTATATGAGAAACAATTCCATATCTGAAGATAGTGGAAAGGTAGATCTGGTTCTGGCATCTCAGGTTCATGTAGTAACGCATGACTCGGAAGTTTGTCCCGGAGTACACCGTTCTCTAAGAGTACCTGGAACAATGCTGCTTGCCCCGGCATACATCTTACTGATATAATTACCCCCGGGGTTAATTCTCCGTGACCTTTCTTATGTTGGTACATGTACTCATTTCTTACAAATACCTTAAGGGGAAAAAAGTTATGCTCTATATATGCCATCTTAGTTGGTTTTTCCTAGTTGTCTAAATACTATTGATATTCTTTTATGCTCTAACCTTTCTATACTGTGTTTCCAGTGTGTTCTGTATATACCCTTAAGTTGTATAACAGACCTTGAAGGTAAAGTTATAACTTCTCTTTTTGTTCCGTATGTCAAAATAAGTTTTGCATCTGATAACAAACTCAACACAGTTATCACAGGTCCCGCATCTACTCTATCTATATGAGCTACCATTTTATTTCCGGGGTAATAAGTATTGACAGTGACATCTTCTGGAAGAGCATCTAGTATCTCTTGATCTATCAACCTATGACACAGATCTAGTAGATACCCGGGTATAGGATCTAGCTCCTCATTACCATATATAGAGTTACCATATCTTACTAGAGTTCTATCATTAGATACCTTACTATCTTCTTCAGCTTTTGCCAGAGACTCTAATAAAGCTAGTTCTTCTTCTATAGATATAACATTAAGTATAGGTGTCATATTATTTTCTAGTGAAGAAACTTTTCTTTGGGGATTCTACTTTAGTAGTCTTTAGTTTTTCTATGATCTTGTTTGCTTCATCTTCAGCAAAAGTAATTACTTCTTCTTCCTTATCAGTGATCTTCCAGTTATTAAGTAAGATACTCATGTGCATTGTCTCATGCATAATAGCTGTAGCTTTCTCTGTAACATTATACTTTTTAAAGGTACCCATGTTTAAAAACAAGAATGGTTTGTAAGGAGCTTTGGCAGTTAACTTTTTATCTGCAGGATCATAGTTAGTTAATCCATATATGTAAACACCATTACCAACAGTCTTATCTACTTCTTCTGCTTGAGCATCTGCACGGTTAAGACCATGCATTTCTGGAACTTTATAATAGTCAAATATCTCAGTGGCATCATTGCCTACTAAGAGTATGTACTTGCCCATGTCAAACTTCTTCATATACTAATATACAAATTATGTCACAAATATACAAAGAATTGTGACATTCTATTTTGTAAAGTATAAGTTACATAATATGTAAAGTATGTCGCAAATATAGCAAACATTTGAGACACAATCTGTAACAAATATATAAGAAATTTGTGACAAGAAACTATATGCAAAAGCAATGGCACCTTACCTATCCAGTAGGTTGAGGTGACCCACTATATGTAGAAGCATATAGCCAGACCCCCCGGGCATTTTACCCAGTCTGTTTGTCCCAGATTTGTCAAGTTAATTGCACTAAAAACTTCTGGACATTTTTCTTGACAATATAATAATTTGTAGTATCTTTATAATAAAAAATTATGACAAAAGAAAAATTAGATCAGTTAATAGAAAGTGGTGCAACAAGAAAATGTAACGGCTGTAATGAGTTATTACCAGTTACTGAATTTTATATACATAAGGATGTAAAAAATAACAAGCATTATAGATTCAATTCTCCTTGTAAATTTTGTGCTAATATTACTAGAAATATAGATTACCATAAAGCATATCAAAGAAAGTTAAAATACAATTTAACTACTGAGGAATATGATGTCAAATTACATTTTCAAAACTATTCTTGTGCTATATGTAATATACATAGAGATGATTATTCTAAAGATTTTGCAGTAGACCATTGCCATCAAACAGGTAAGGTCCGGGCACTATTGTGTAACAACTGTAATAGTGGATTAGGATTTTTTAAAGATAGCTCAAGCATTATACAAAAAGCTATTGTCTATTTAGATAAACATAAGTAGCACTAAAAACTGGACAACGGAATATGGGTTTTTAGTATGTATGGGCATGTGGTGGGTTAAATAGATTTATAGTATATAGGGCTATGTAATGGGTCCCGATCAAACAACCCCCCACCACTCGCGCGCTTGGTGGTACCCCCTGTCAAATCCTACAGCTCAATACCATGTCTGTAAATAAAACCAGAAAGAATTCTTGTCAGGAAAGTTTTAATGTTCTTACATGCATAACCCTATGGTATGTATATACTATATGATATGATTGTATTGTACTATAGGTTAGTCTCTGGTCTATCTCAAGGCTCAGGTCTCTGGTCTGTGTCTATCTGTATATATAGTATAATAATACAACTCATTACTGTTAATAATCTTAAAACTTTTACTATGCATAGAGTAGATATTTTTAGTTTCTTGGCATCAGATGCTACGGAACTAACCAAGATGCAAACGCGTCTTA